CTGGTGACCTGAACGCTCGTTCCACTAAGTGTTCCTTCATCATCAAACCGGGTTCGGTTATCGAAGCACCTGTCATGGTTGACGTACCTGTAGAAGTTGATCGTCACGCTGCTTCCTACACTGGCGGTGGCTCGACTGACGTATGGTACCGTTGGGGCGGCATCTCGCACCCTGTTGGCTACGACTGGAAAGGCGCTACTAACGCGTTCGCTTCCGACGCTACTCTGGGCGCTGCTGCTTCTTACGATCGTAAGTTCTCGGCTCTGAACTTGGGCATCCTGCCTATCTTCCACAGCTAATCTTCTCTAATGGCGTCCTCTCTTCGGAGAGGGCGTCTTCCCTAACAATGTAATCCAAAGGAGGGTCCGTAATGGCTCTAACCCTGAACGTAAACAGCTATGTCACAGTTGCAGAAGCTGATACGTACTTTGAAACCCGCCTTGAGACTTCTGCTTGGGATGATGCTACAACGGTTGAGCAAGAAGCTTCTCTTGTGCAATCAACATCTGAGATGGACAATAACACCTACATCGGTTACATCGCCGACGAAGACCAAGAACTGAATTGGCCTCGTGAAGATGCTTACTACTTTGACAAACGTAAAGGTTTGCAAGTAACTTTTGAAAACACAGAAATTCCAACGATGCTGAAGAACGCTGTTTACGAACAAGCACTTCACCTTCTGACAAACCCTGATGCTTCTAGCTCCGCTGGCTCTTCAGGTACTTATGAAAATATCAGCGTTGGCTCTATTAGTCTTAGCGATACAACGTCTACAAGTTCCGCTAAAGTACCTAATCAGAGTCGCTTTGCTTTGAAACTTATCAAGCCTATACTCTATAGCTCAAACAGTGGCAATGGTGGCGGCTGGTGGATGAGGAATTGATATCATGGGTCTGAAACAACGAATTAAAAATGGTGTCAAAGCCGCCTTCGCTGCACTGGACGATCTGGTGTATGAGGGTACACTCGAAAGTGAGTCCCCAACTGGTTTTAACTTTTCTGCTGGTGAAACAAACACTTCTAACGCCTCAAAGGTCGTAAAGATCGCTATGCTCGAAGAAAGCAAGGTTGAAGAGGGTGCGTCCTTCAAGGCTATTATCCTCAAATCGGATGGTGTTATTGTGAATACGGGTGACCTCATTACGGTGGACACTGTTAAATACCGAGTATCTAAACCAGTGGACAACTCTTACACCATCGAATGTAACCTAACAGCAGGGGGCTAAGAAACATCATGGCTACCTATACTGAACTAGTTGACGAAATCTACGCAGAATTCGCTTCAACGGCTTGGACAGATAACGGCATCAATGCCTACCCCGCTGACTACAATGGTAAGAAGGACAGTAACGAATACGTTACCATTTCTATTATCTTAGGCTCTTCGGAGAGACAATTTGGCGGTGGTAAAGGTCCACAGAGCGGATTGTTATACTGTGAAATCTACACACAAACAGGTGAAGGTCAAAAAGCTCCAATGCGAATTGCTGATGCTCTTGACACACTACTCGAAAACAAGTTCTTAGCTTGTGGCGCAGAATTCCATACATCTTACTTGGGAATACCAAGCATTGATCAAGGTAATGTCGCCTTGAGCAGAACTGAATACACAATCTCGTTCGAAACGTACGGGACAAGAAACTGACTGAGGTACTTGCAAACGTAAGTCCCTAAAACTCTTCTTTATAAGGAAAACTAAATGACTCATATTTCTTCCATGACTTCGGGCATCTACTCGTACCTCGACGTCTACAGCGGCGACGTTTCCGCTATCTCCAACACATCGACTTCCACGAACTACGCTACTTTGTTCTCTGGTGCGACTGTTGGTACTGACCTGTTCCGTATGCCTTCCGTACGTGAATTCCCTGCGATCGGTAACGCTGCTAACATCACTAACGTTCCTGTCTTTGGTCAACAGCAGTCTGCACAGGTTGCTGGCCAGTCTGATGCTCCTTCTCTGGATGTTACTGTTAACTACATTCCGGGCGACATGGCTGACATCGAAGCCCTCAAAGGTCAAGAAGTTGCATTCCGCTTTATGCTGGCTGGCGACGAAGTCACCGAAGCCGAAGGTAACGCAACGACTATCACACAGGAAAACACTGAATGGTACTGGGTCGGTAAGATCGAAGCTATCCAAGTTACGCCTTCCTTGACTGACTCCAACACTGCTGTGATCAACATCACTACTACTGTTGACTTTGTTGGTCCTGCTACAGTAGCAGCTGCCTAATGGCCGTTTAGAGAGAAAGTACAAGGAGAAAGCTAAAGAGGCTGGTAAAAAAGCTACCTCTAAAGCTTTCTTCTCCGGTACAAACTTTATGAAGTCTAAGAAGGCTGGTAGAGTCGCGCGCAGAGGTTCGGAACGTAGGAGTGCTATTACTCAAACTTTGAAGAACACTGTAAAGAAAAGCTTCAAAGCTGGTAAAGCTAAAGGTGCATCAACTACTGTTCGCCGTGGCTCTAACGCTACTGTGTCTATTAGCCGTAAAGCACCTCTGGCTAAAGCTGCTGGTAAGGCTGGCTCCGTTGTCAAGTCTGTCAAAGGCTCAACTGGTAAGGCTTACAAAATGACTCAAGCCCATAAGAATGCTATCCCCAAAGCGCTTAAAGGTAAGAAGCGCCGATAACATAAAATGCGTCCTCTATTCGGAGGGCGTCTAACCCTAAAAAAAAAAAAGGATAATCATCATGTCTGTAGCCTCAACACGTAAGAAAAACAAGAAACGGTTGAAGAACGCAAAAATTCAACAGGCGTCGAAGCGTATGGCGTCAGGTAAAGGCAACATTTCTGACCGTTACCGCTCCGCATCCGCGTTCCAAAACAATCTTACTGGCTCCAAAAAGAAAGGTCTCACCTCTGGTAAAGTTGCCGCTGTTAAAGGCGCAATTGCTGGCCGAACTTATAAGATGACGCAAGCTCACAAAGATGCGATCTCTCGCGCCCTCAAAGGTCGCAAACGCAAGAAGTAACTATCTAACCCTAATGATAAGAGAAGGGGGGTGTTCTTTAACCACTCCCCTTCTCTGACTCTCTTAAGGAACAACAGCTAATGAAACGAGCTTTTAAGTTTAGCCGAAGCTATGTTATTGGTGTTACGTTCGAACACATGATCCGTTCAGTAAACATCAGTATCGATAAAACGGTAGCACGACTCCCCGAACTAGGTAATGAAGACTCAAAAGAAGTTCTTGAAACACTTAGTGAACTACACAAACTCCGCGAGAGCCTTGAGGCTTACTTCGCAGAAAACCCAAAACAGTAACAACAATAAATCTTCCCATTGGAAGTAAAAGGAATGAAATATGAAACATCTCGTAGGTAAAGACGTAAGCAAGGAAGTAAGCTTCATGGGCGACAAGGTGACCATCACCAAACTGTCGGCTGGTCGTATTATGGAAGTGCAAGAACTCGTCAAAAAGAATGCTAAGAAAGACGCAGACCCAATGGACTTGGTCCGTGGTGTTCTGGTATTGGGCGTTACAGGCGCGGCTGATTTGGCCCCTGAAGACTTCCTGACTTTCCCACTGGACGAAATGAATGACTTGGTTGATGCGGTACTCCGCTACTCTGGTTTGAAGGCTGACAACGAGGCCGCAGACGAGGGAAACTAACTCCGCAAGAAATGCAAATCTATGAACTGGCTGCTCTCCTTGGTATGCCAGTTTATAAAATCCTTGATGAGATGCCTTACGAAGAGTTCCAAGGCTGGTTCAAGTATCTAAGTGTCCGTCCTGATGGGTGGAAAGAAGACTTACGAACATACCAAATCATGTCTTCCTTCGCTCCGATGAAGAAGGGCCCAGAAGATATCTTTGGAACAGTCAAAGCAGTATTCGAGTCCGAGAAAGCAAAACAACCAAAAGCTATTGAAGGCGCTCTTCCTGCTGGTCAGATGATGAGCAAACTTCTTAGGGCGCGTGGTGGTGATGACGACTTTGACTTCTCAATACTAGATTTCTCAAAATAAGGTTTTAGGTGACAACAATGAAATTCAGTCTGGCAGTGGCTAACGTAGCACAAGAGTTACGTAGGGCCGAATTAGAAATAGAAGACATTGCAGATGAAGACATCGACGCAAAGATGGACTATGTAACAGAGCTTCTACGCAGGATAACTCCTGTTGACACAGGTTACGCAAGGTCTCGTTGGAAAAACAAGAAGAACCTCTTACTTCCCGGAGGGGAGATCATCAACGATACACCTTACATTAATCGGCTTAATGCCGGACATTCGAAACAAGCACCTGCTCTCTTCATCGAAAGAGCGCTTCTTGCTGCAAAACTAATCTAAGAACAAATAGATGATAATATCGCCCAAGATGGACCTCCACATGAGAGGTATTATCTTGGGCATAATTTTTGAAAGGAGAGTCAGATGGCTCAAAACACAGGCGGCAAAGGCGTACGTATCAAGGTCTCTGCCGATACCGCAAAAGCACGTCGTGATATCCAAAAACTAGACAAATCCTTCGTTAAGACAGGAAAGAGCGCTGAGAAGACAACCCGTAGCATTAAACGCTTGGCTATCGGAATTGGCTCTGCATTCTCTGCTGGCGTTGCTGTACACGGCATCAACAAAACTACAAGTGGTTTTATCGAACTTGAGAACCAAGTAGCTCTTGTTACAGGTCGTACAGACGAACTAGCAAAACAGATGGACAAACTGTATTCCATCTCACTTAAAACACGAGCACCAATGGCAGGTACCGCAGAGATTTTCTCTCGCATGGGCCGTTCTCTAAGGGACTCTGGTGTTTCTATTGACGAAATCAACAAAGCTGTTGTATCACTTAACAAAGCCGCTACAATCTCAGGTGGATCTGTCCAGTCACAACAAGCTGCCTTCATGCAGTTGGGCCAAGGTCTTGCCGCTGGCGCACTTCGTGGACAAGAACTTAACTCCGTCATGGAACAGTTGCCTCGTGTTTCCCGTGCCATTGCTGATGAGCTAGGTGTAGGTATTGGTGAACTTCGTAAGATGGCTGAACAAGGTGAGATCACCAGTGAAGTCGTATTCGGAGCTATGCTCAACCAGACAGAAGCTATCAACAGTGAATTTAAAAG